AACAAATTAAAATAAAATAATTATGGGAAATTGTGTTATAGGTCAAGGACTAAGTCTAAATTCGTGTGTTAATAACATTCCAGGAATTTCTGATTTATGGGTCTTGACAACAACAGGTTCTTCTATTTCTGTTAGTGGTTTGACTTATGATGTTTCAACTGAAGAGTTAACATCATTTGACGCAGACAGCACTGGTGAATTCAAGAAGATTGACCTCGTAAGAAACTCAAACGCTGTATTAAGCGAAGAAGTGAACGTAAATGCTCAGTCATTATCATTCACATTCGTTCCATCTTTACAATTCCAAATCCCTGGTTGGGCTCAAGAATACACTTTGTTGTATCAGGAAATTGTAAAATCAACTGAAACTTACTTCATCGTTAAGTTGAAGTCAGGTAAGTACTTCATGGTATCTCCTGAAGGTATGTACATCTCAACTGCTACGGTAGTTAGTGGAAGTCAACCAGGTGATGACCAATTATATGACATCACTGTAACAGGAAACGAGCAACGCTCATTACCTGAAATGACAGTATCGTCAGATTTGGCTACTTATTTCAGTGGAACAAATATCTCTGTAGACAGAGAGTAAGATTATAGAATAATCACAAGGGGGGTTTAGAAGCCCCCCTTTTAGCCTTAAAATTCATATATGAAAGCAAACGAAGTAAAACCATTATTTAAGGACTTTGACTTTGACGGGAACAGAAAGTATTGGGTGTACTATCCAATTTCAAGAAAAAGACCTACAACGACTCCTGAGCCTGTGGAAACATTTCATTTAACCGCAGAAGACACATCACCTCTTTTAACTGAAGGTGGTGATAATATTGATTTTGAACATGTATAAAATAAACCCTTCCATACATTAGAAGGAAAAACTTAAAAAATATAAAATAGAAAATTAAAATGGCAAACAAGAAAATTTCTCAATTATCAGCCACCACAGAAGCAAACGATAATGTATGGTTGGTAATAAACAACTCAGGTGAAACTGAGACATTCAAAATAAAAAGAAGTGATTTGGTCGCTGGTGTTGATACTGCTGGTTTAGTATCTGGCACGGGGTCTGATAGTATGAAGTCAAATGATGACTTGACTACAAACCCCGCAACAGCACAATACAATTATAGTATCGTATTAGGTGATAATGCTACTGACGCAGGTGCTGCTGGTGGTATTGTTATTGGTAGGAACGCATCTGCTGGTGGTAATATTAGAACGGGTGTTGCGATTGGATATAATACTCAAGCAAACGGAAACGGAACATATGTTGGTTGGAACGGAACAGCAAATGGTGATGGAGCACAAGCGTTCGGCTTACAAAATACAGCATCACAAGAAAGTAGTCTGGCGTTAGGTGTTTTAGCATCAGCAGCAGGTAGATGGGGTATGGCTATTGGTAGAAGTGTATCCAGTACGGGACAGAAACAAGTAGCCATCGGTCATGCTAATACAATAACAAATGGTAGTGCTTTAGGTGGAAATGGTGAAGGTAATGCTGTGTTAGCAGGTTATACAAACTCCATTTCATCAACGGGACAAGTCAATACAATAGTAGGTGGTAGTGATAATGTTTTATCTGGTACAACATCGGGAACAACTCTTATTGGACTAGAAAACTTTACATCACCAACAAACGACAACACCACTTATGTTGATAAGTTATATTCTGTTGGTAGTAGAATAGATGCTACTGATGATAGTGTTGTAGTCAATTCAACGGGAACAAGTGCTATACCATCGGGAAAACCAAGAAACGCAGTTATTAGTAGTATAGATGGTGTAATATCATCAAGTAGTAATGATGGAACAAATACAATTTTAGGAACATATCAAGGGACAATATCCGCAGGTGGTGTTGGCTCAATTATCGCAGGTGGTGGTAGTCAAATATCATCATCAGCATCTTTATACAATACTATTGTTGGAGGACAGATAAACGGAATTAGTGCTGGTGCTAGAAATAGTATATTTGGTGGTTATTATGCCGATATTACTTCTGGTAGTGCTAATGTTATTGTTGGTGGTAATAATTCACAACTAACGGGTGGTAGTAATAGTGCTATGTTAGGTGGTAGTAATAATACCTCTACGCATAGTCAGTCAGTTATGTTAGGTGGTGATAGTCAAACATCAGTTTATGATAATACGGCTCACGTAGAACACATCCATACCTTTAAGACAGAAACATTTGATACCGTTAGTGGAGGTACTATTGGTGGTAGTGTTGATATTGATGTGAGTGAAGGAACGATTTACAAATTTTCAATCAGCGCAAACACCACTCCAAATATAACAGGTTGGAGAGAGGGACAAAGGTTGGTATTTGTTGTAGTAAATTTAGGAACACACACCGTTCCAACTATGACTATAACAGGTGGTGGGTCAGTCCTTGCTAAAGGCGGGGCATTAAACCCAACAAATAACGGAACGACCAAATATACAGGTGTTATTATAGATGGTGATTTATACTTAAATGAGGAATTGGATTTCCAAGCAGTATAATATTATACTTCTTACAATAAAGAAATTACATGAGTAGATATATCAATTTAAGGAAGGTTGAGAGCAAATGGAAAACCAGATATTATGGGGATTCATTTGTTCCTGCTCAATTATATCCTGAACCAACACCTGAACCAAGTCCAACTCCAACTTCAACACCAAGTCCGACACCGACACCTACGGCAACCCCGCCAGTGTATTATTATTCAGTGTTTGAATGTGGAGACCCATTCGGCCCGACTTATGTCGTTAAACACACTTCTACATTGAGTGCTGGAAATAGTGTTAAAGTGGAAGGTGATGATTTCACATGTTATGAAGTATCAACAACATCATCGGCACCTGAAGACTATATTGTAAGTCAGGCGTATGATGATTGTGGAACTTGTCAAAGTGCGTAAAAAATAGAATATATGTTATACCTAACAGGAAATAGTACAAATGTAATTTACACGGATGTATCGTCAAATAAGACATTGTCAAACCCCACTTATTTGATGAGTTTAACTCATGCTCAGACAAATAAGAGATGGTCGTTTATACCACAAAATATTACAAGTATTAGTGGTACACCATATAACTCAAGGTATGACTTATTTAAGTTTGACATTAGTGATTCACAACCTGAGAATTTAACAGGTGGAACAAGAGCGTGGTATTGGGAGAATCCACCATATTATATTAATGATAACGATACAAGATATTTGGGTTCTAATAAGGTATATTTTAGATACAATTCAGTAAGTACTAATTTAGCATTATTCCAATTTTATATTGATTGGAACTCAACTGATAGATTAGAAACAGGTACAAACCCAGCAACATCAAAAGTTTATATAAATGATGTATTATGGACTGGTAATACTCCTACATCTAATATAACTCTTGATGGTCAATTACAATTCGTACAAGTTGCTGTTGGTGGAATATCACCATCATTCCAACAAGAATATAAAATATCTTATGAGTTTACAGGAACTGGTGGTACAGTTTGGACGGGAAGTTATTACATTCCAAATATATTAGAAACTGCAACAATTAAGCCATGGACATTCTATGGTTATAGTGTTTTAAATGATGCTCTTAATGTTACTTTACCAAAAACTTATATAAACACACCATCCATCAACATTGATGAAATTGGTGAGTTTAGTTATTCAATTAGAGAACAAGCAAACCCTGTTAATCTAAACCCCTCTCTTGCAATGAATCAGTTGGAAGTAGGGTTGGGATACATTACAGAATTATTCTCTGACCAGTATTATGATGAGACTGAAGCGAGTGAGGTTTATGACCCTGATTGATAATCACTAAAGAAAAAATTGTATTATACTTAAAAAAACTATTTATTAAATAATAAGATATGAATATAGAAGCGTTTAACATAACAACGAAAGAACCCGTTAGAAACTTGGAGTACGACTACAAGAAGTATAACTATTATTTGTGGGGAAAGCGTAATGAATACCCACAGTTCTTATTGGACTTAAAAGAGAACTCACCAATTCACTCTGTGGCTTGTGATATGACTGTATCCATGTCTTATGGTGATGGTGTTGAAATTGAGGGATTAGGTAATGTCCTAATCAACCCTGTTGAATCGTTATCAACTCTATACTACAAAATTTTATATTCATTTTATCTATTTGGTGGGTTTAGTTGTGAAGTAATATATAATAGAGAAAGAACTGCCGTTGCCTCTTATCACTTTATTCCATTCCAAAATGTAAGAGTTGGTAAGATGTCTCCTGACCAAATGTACCCTGAAACTTTTTATGTATGTGATGATTGGAGTGATACAAGAAATAATCCTATTACCACTTATGGTGGTATTAACCCTGACAATAGAGAACAAAGACAGATGTTCTATTGGACGAGATATGTACCATCTAATAATAGAGTATATCCAACAGTACCTTATCAATCAGGTATTAACTCAATTATGTTGGAGGGTGATATTTTCCAATGGCATAGAAAGGCACTTGATACAAATTTAACACCCCAACTTTTTGTTCAGTTATTTGGTTCACCAACTCCTGAAGAAAGGGAAGCAATCAAACAACAACTTATTGAAGCCTACACTGGTGAAGATGGTCAGAAACTTATGTTAGGTTTTGCATCATCACCTGATGAAGCAGCACAGATAACACCGATTCAATCAACAGTGGGTGATAACTATTATGTGGATATCTTATCTTATGCATCTCAATCGGTACTTACCGCTTGGCAGATAGCGTCACCAAAATTATTATCCATCCATTCATTCTCATCTGATGCGTTTAGTCAAAATGCTGATGAGATAATTGTCGCAACAAAACACATGATGGAATTTACCATCAAACCAAAGTTAAGAGAATTAAATATGGCGGTGGAAGATATGTTACAATTCAAATACACACAACCTGTTAAATTGATAAACAACTTTACCAAATATTTAGAAAACTAATGATTTATTTAACTACAGAACAAAAGATACTTGATAAGACTCCATTGGACAAAAACCTATTATCTCACAACTTAAAACCAGCAATGATGCTTAGTCAGAAAATCAATTTGACCAATTTGTTGGGTGATGACTTGGTGAATAAGATATATACTGAAATTCAGAATGGTACATTGTCTGGTAACTACAAATACCTTGTGGATACTTACTTGGTTGATATGGTCACATATTGGTCTGTGTATTATGCTTTAACTGACTTGTTATCATCATTAGGAAACAGAGGAATGCAATCATTGAGTAGTGAGAACTCATCACCATCGGATATATCAATCTATCGTGAACTTAGAAGTAATTTTAAGAACATTGCAGAGACTTTCTCTGAGAGAGCGACAAATTACCTTTGGATAAATAACGGACTCTTCCCTGAGTTTAACTTGGGTGCCAGTGCTAATGGTAAAGTACCATCAAACATTGATACCAAATTCTATTCAGGTCTTCAGTTATGATATTACCAAAATACATAAGAGGAGAGAGTATTACGGGATATGCTCAACGATGTAGAGGTTCAAGGGAGATGAGGACACTTCCATTGGATTCTCGTCTTAAAACTCAATTATGTAGGGAACACGCTGAGGTTGCAAGGGAATATCTCAGACAGCCGTTT